ACTAAGCAACTTAAAGCTGCTGCAATTCTAGATGGAGCTTTCACTACTTCTACAGGTGGTGATGGTGTTGCACTTTGTGCAACTAACCACCCAGTAATTGCTGGAACGTTTGCAAATGAATTAGCGACACCCGCTGATTTATCTGAAACTTCATTAGAGCAGTCTTTAATTGACATTGCTAAAATGACAGACGAGCGTGGACTAAAAATTGCTGCTAAGGGAATGAAATTAATCATTCACCCATCTCAGCAATTTGCAGCTGAAAGAATCATGAAATCTGCTCTAAGAGTTGGCACTGCTGACAATGATGCAAATGCGATGAAATCAATGGGAATGATACCACAAGGATTTGTGGTAAATAACTTCCTAGCTGATACAGAGTCTTTCTTCATTAAGACAGATGTTCCTAACGGAATGAAACACATGGTTAGAGCACCAATCAAAACTGCCATGGAAGGCGATTTTGAAACTGGTAACGTTAGATATAAAGCTAGGGAAAGATACAGCTTCGGCTTCTCTGATCCTAGAGGTATCTTCGGATCTCCAGGTGTATAATCAGTAAGGTTATAAACCATTTTAAGGGGCGCTTCGGCGCCCCTTTTTATTTGCATTTACTAAATTAAAAGCGTATATTCGAAGAAACACAGACTTGACCAGACGGCCTCGCGACTGTGTTAATTAACAGGAGGACATAAACATGGGTACAACTACTTTTTCAGGACCGGTTAGATCAGAAAGCGGGTTCGAAGATATAACAAAAAATGCAACTACTGGTGCTATAACTAGTAATGCTTCTTACAACAAAGCCATTAGAGGCGGTGTACAAGCATTATCAGGCGCAGGAGCTGCAGATATTGTAAACCTAATAACAGAGCTTACTACAGGGGCTGGAGCCGCTGCAGTAACTTTAGCTGATGGATCAACTTCAGGACAAATTAAAATCATCAACCATATTGTTGATGGTGGTGGAACTGCAACAGTTACTCCAACTACATTTGCAAACGGAAGCACAATTGCTTTCGATGCAGTAGGTGAATCAGTTACTTTAGTTTGGAATAGTACTGTCGGTTGGGTTGCCAGCTCAGTAAACGGCGCAACAGTAGCTTAATACAAAATTAAATGTGGGGCTTCGGCCCCACTAATTTAGGAGGATAATATTATGTCAGGTGGAGGATCTTTCACATCAGACCAGAGAACAGCTCAAGCAACTGCTACCGGCCCTTTAGTCGGTGGGCCTTGCAGAGTTACATCTATTCAAGCAAAGGGCAACGCAAGTGGTTCTGTTATTTTGCATGACAATGCAACTACAGGAGCAGGTACAGCTCATACATTTCTTTTTGGAACAGAAGGACTAGAAGTCTTTGTTCCTGGAAGTGGTATTAGAATGAAAAATGGTTGTCACTTAACAATCTCTGGATCAGGCAGCTGCACTATTACTTTTAACTAGGGGGCTAAATGGCAACATCAGGTACTACTAATTTTGAGAGTGGTTTCTTAATTGATGACATTATTGAAGAAGCTTACAATAGAGTAGGCTTAGATTCTGTTAGTGGTTATCAGTTAAAATCAGCAAGACGTTCTTTAAATATAATGTTTCAAGAATGGGCCAATAGAGGACTACATTATTGGGAAATAGGTAATCTAGATATTGATCTTGTTGAAGGACAGGGAGAGTATAAATTTTTTAGAGACGCTGCTGATGGTACAAGCGCAACATCAATACCTAATGGTATTCATGGAATAGATGATGTTTTAGAAGCTGCGTTTAGAAGAAATAGAGCGACTACAAATCAATCAGATTCGTCTCTTAGTAAAATAGACAGAAGTACGTTTCAAAGTTTATCAAATAAACTTACAAAGTCTCAACCTTCTCAGTATTACGTTCAAAGATTTAGTGATAATATTACAATTACTCTTTACCCTACACCTGATGCTGACGCGGCTGCTCAACACGTTACAATGTACTATGTTAAACGTATTCAAGACGTAGGTGGATACAGTAACACAGCAGACGTACCTTATAGATTTGTACCTTGTATGGTTTCTGGTTTAGCTTATTACCTTTCTCAAAAAGTAAAACCTGAGCTAACTAATAATTTAAAAATGTTGTACGAAGATGAGTTTAATAGAGCCTTAGTAGAGGATGGGTCTTCTACTAGCACGTATATAGCACCACAGGCATATTACCCAAATTTATAGGTGATGTAGTTAATGTCTAGATTTTCAACAGGAAAAAATGCTAAAGCAATTTCAGACCGAAGCGGTATGGCATTTCCATATACAGAAATGGTTAAAGAATGGAACGGTGCTTTTGTACACCAATCAGAGTTTGAACCAAAACACCCACAACTAGAACCTAGAACACATTTAGGAGATGCTGAAGGATTACAAAATGCTAGACCTGCTAGAACAGAACCTCCTGTACCACAAATATTAACAGCTAATTCTCTTGCTGCAGGAGCAGTAGATTCTATTTTAGTTAATGTTAATTTACCTGGTCATGGATACAGCACTGGAAACCGTTTAAGATTTAGAGGAGTAGAATCACACTTTCCTATTTACCCTCAAGTAGCAAGAGTTGATGACGACAATATTAATGATGCCAGAGGACATGTTCTTACAAAAATAGATGATGAAAATTTTTCATTTAGTCCAAATGATTTAGTAGAAAATTTTTTAACTGACAATTGTGTCCCAGGAACCACGACTGTATATGTAGATCTTGATGGTACATTAACAGAATATTATCAAGCTATCGCAACATTTGCTATATCACAGGGTTTGTTAGCTTCAGACGGTGATTGGTATAATATGACTCCGGCAATCGAGTTACAAGCGGCTGCAGCTGCTCCTTCAACTTTTTTTCAAACTTTAGCTAAAAGAGCAGAAGCTGATGCATTAATTGATTTAATTATAGCTAAGAATGGATCTTGGGAAGTTTTATCATCAACTACATCTACTTCTATAACAAATCAAAAAAATGCATGGGTTACAGCAAACTTTGGAACTATTGGCTCAGGTGTTGGTAGAGCTCCAGCAGCAACAAATTACACTACAAATTTTAATAAAGGATCTTATGGTGGAGCAAATAAATTATTGATTGATGACAGAACTGACTATGTTGATCAATTTGTAGCTGGTGGAGGTAAAGCCTTTAAATATTATGAAAGTGGTGGTATAAGGAACTTTGGAGGAGCAGGAATGTCAATAGGACCTGTTAGTATATTACCATGACCACATACGCAGAACTAGTAACACAAATTAGAGACTATGCAGAAACAGACGCTCAGGTTCTGACTACAACTATTATAAATGACATTATAGCTCATGCAGAAGATAGAATTTTTAGAAACGTTGAGCTAGATAATTTTAAAGAATACATCAGCGGTAATACAGCGGCTAATAACAGATTTGTAAGTTTACCAGGACAGACAACCTCTGCTACCACACCAACAATTAGCGATATTGCCACAATAAGATATGTTACAATATACGTAAACTCAGGCACTAAAGAGAGATTTGAGCTGGAAAGAGTTGATGCAGATTTTTTAAATGAATATTATCCTACTCCAGAAGTAGGGTCGACAGCTAAGCCTAGGTACTATGCGACTTGGGACATGGGCACAATAGCTATTGCGCCTACACCAAATGCGGTGTATAAATTTGAGATTGGTATTACTAAAAAACCAACAGGCTTAGGTACCGGTAATACGACTACATGGGTTAGCGTAAATGCTGAACGTGCTTTATTATATGCCTGCATGGTGGAAACTTTTAAGTTTTTAAAAGCTCCACAAGATCAACAAGTATATGAACAAGCTTTTCAAGAAGCTCTTCAAGAACTTGCTCAAGAACAATTAGGTAAAAAACGAAGAGATGAATATAGGGACGGAAGTTTACGTATTCCTATACCTTCTCAAAACCCTTAATAGGAGAAAATTATGGCAATATCACAAGCAGTTTGTAATGTTTTTAAACAAGAGCTTTTAAAAGGTAATCACGATTTCGATGGTGGTGCTACTTACTATATTGCGCTTTATACTTCTTCAGCAACTATGGGTGCAACTACTACGAAATATGTAACAACTAACGAAATAACAAACGCTTCTGGTTCTGCTTATTCAGCAGGGGGAAAAGTTTGTGGCAGCCCATCAGTAACTGGTGGTCAAAATGCTACTACAGCATTTGTTGACTTTGCTAATGTTAGTTGGGCTAGTGCTTCATTCACTGCGAATGGTGCTTTGATTTACAGACAAGATGGTAGTGCTCCAACTAATGATGCTGTTGTTGTGTTAGCGTTCGGTGGTGACTTTACAGCTTCAAACGGAACATTTGAAATTCAATTCCCAGCAAACGGTGGTGGATCAGAGATCATCAGATTAGGGTAAGGAGTTTAAATGGCCCTTGTTCTTAATGATCGAGTCAAAGAGACTAGCACCAGCACAGGTACGGGTACAATAAATCTCGCTGGAGCCTCTCAAGGCTTCACGACTTTTGTTGCTGGTATTGGTAATAGTAATACAACTTACTATTGTATAGAAGCTGATGGTGGAGCAGACTTTGAAGTAGGTATTGGTACTGTCACTGACGCAACTCCCGACACACTCTCACGTGACACAATTCTTAGAAGTTCTAACTCTAACAATGCTGTAAACTTTGGCGCAGGTACAAAAAATGTATTCTGTACACAACCTGCTAGTAAAGCAGTGTTCGAAGATGCAAGCGGTAATGTAACAGTTGCCGGCACAGTTGATGGCATTGACATACAAACTAGAGACGGAGTTTTAACTTCTACTACAACTACAGCTAACGCCGCTTTACCTAAAGCTGGCGGAACTATGTCAGGCAACTTAGTTTTAAGTGGCGCTAACATAACTATGTCAGGTTCAGAAACAGTTGATGGCGTAGATATTTCAGCAAGAGATTCAGTATTAACTTCTACAACTACTACTGCTAACGCAGCTTTACCTAAAGCTGGTGGTACTATGACAGGAGCTACTATACATG